CATTCCATCCTGCAGGAATTGTCCAAACATCCTGGTCTGGGATATATGATGCATCTTGGTTAGTGCGGCCATCTTTAACAAAACCTGATACCTTAGCATAAGCGCCGACATCAGTGTCCTGCATGAGCTCACGGTAAACGTAGTTCTGAGCATCCTTAGTTCCGATCCATGCAGTACCATCGTCTGTTACATCGTAAGGCTTGTAGATCATGATTGACTTCTTGCCACCGCCAGTTACATGCGCAGTAGAAGTTGGGCAAACCATAGTCTCCTTGAACTCGATGTTGAACATTGGGATGATAGCACCGATGTCATCGTACATGTTCTTAGTGCTGTTGTTGATGGTCATGTACTTTTGTACAGTCTCATCATCCAACATATCGAACACGAACTCAGGTGACACGATAGCTGTGAAGTTCACGCCTGATCTTGGTTTAACAAGCATACGCTTGAACGCCAAGACGATGAGTCTGAGGTCAGTCATCTTAGGTTTACCAGTTGCAATTCTCACGAGCGTCAAGTTTGCAACGCCGCCTGCGAACCACTTCTGTGCCTTAGACATCAACTCTTCTCTAGCCAAAAGATCCATAGTCTCGATTGCTACGATGGAGTATTCTTTTGTGTAGTGAGCTACCATTGGGTCAACGATTTTGAAATCTACCTTATCAGTAAACTCCATGTATCTGCCGTATGAAGTAGCAGACATCTCGTACTTCTCAACTGAGCCACGGTCTGACATTGGTGGTACGCCTTCTGCCAATGGCACGATGTGCGCTTGGAGTGGGGCCCATCTACGGACGGTTACCTTATCAGCCTTTTCCTGGATAGGCATTTCGTCTGCGATTGCGTGGTAGATGTAATTAGCTGCGTCGATGCGGATGGTATCAAGAAGTTGTTTATTGTAAAACACTTCTGGATTCAACATGCCCGCGCCATGCGCGTTGGCAAGAGCCGCAAAGTTGTTGATGTTTTCCATCGGTTGTAGTGCGTTTAAATCTGCCATAGTTCCTCCTCTGAGTTTTCTTCACTTATTTCTTATCCAATAAATCGTTGAGGCCCGCCATCGTATTGATAGGTGTAGGCTCCTCCGACGATTTTCCAATTTGTTTACTTGGTGTACTGGATTGAGCACCCGCCTTGGTTACTTTCCGTACTGCTTCTTCTACTGCTGCTTGAATGCGCTTCTCCATTACAGAGGTGCTATTCAATTTGAAGTAAAGGTAGTCTAGGTCGATGTTAGGATCAGCCATGACATTGATGCCTTGGGCATCTATCATTGTGGCGAATGCAACTAACTCTTCGTTTGACAAACTCTGCTCTGACTGCAACGCTAAGAACTTAGACTGGATAGTCTGTTCAGCACGCGTTGTTCTCAGCATGTCCAGTTCCTTTAGAATCTCAGGGTCAACGTTCTGAGTCTGGGATTGTTTCTTGTAGGCGAGGTCACTGAGCGATGCAAGAATTTTTGCAGGGTCCTTCTCATCGATGTTTAATGCAGTGGCCAGAGATTTGATAGTTCTCTCGTACTCAGCCAACTCTTTGCGTTGCTTTGCGAAAGCCGCATTGGATCTCGCTTCTTCTGCTTTAACAGCAGCGTCGTCCTTTGGTGGATCGACGAGACTTGGATCACCTCCGTCAGCTGGTGGTACATCAGCTGGTGGTATGTCTGTAGCCGGGGGTTCAGTTGCTGGTGTTGTTTCGGCTGCTGGTGTCTCGGTCACTACTGGAGGTTTTCCCTCTAACAGAGAGTCAAGATCTGCAACACTAAAGTTTTGTGCTTGTCCATTCATCTACCGATTTCTCCTTTATCATCATACACGGCGGGGTATGTGAAGTTGTACTCACAGAGGAGGCTGTGGTCCTTGGTTACAATGTATCATTACAGAAAAGAAAAGTCAACCATAGTGGCTGACTTTTCTTCTTTAGAATATTGGTGCCGATGGTTGGCCCATAGGGGGTTGAGCCATAGGTGGTTGTTGGTTCTGTAGGTATGGTGATGGCTCACCCGATTGTAGCGAATCGGCTGTTGCTAACATGGCATCTTCTGAGTCCATGCCCTGCTCAACCAAGTCCGCATAAGTGGAGATGACCTTCATAGTCTGAGCGACGAAGTCTGTTGCACGCTCTACCTTCATGCGCTCCATCATGGATTCTTGGAACGGCAAGTCTTGGAATCGTAACCACTCCTCTGGTGTCATGAGTGACACAGGTTGGTTACCACCGTACTGCATCTGCTTCTCCATGATGACGTTAGCCATCTGAGCAATGCGCTGTTTGTTCTTTGGTAAGTGGGCTGAGATGTTAATGCCGTAATCGAAGACTGTGTTGTCCGTGATTAAGTCGAAGTCTACTTCAACTGTGTCATAGGTCTTACCATCTTTGGCTTTCATAAAGTATTTACGCTGATGGCCATGCGCCATCAGGTTCCCCAAGATCAATTGTGTCAGCTTCATACTGTAGCGCTCATAGTTTACAATCTTCGGTTGGTCAATCAGTGTAGCTTGGTCCAACATCTGCTCGATACCACCGGTAGTTAAGATGGAGCCAGTGTCTTTGCCCGTGTATCTGCCATCAACACCTGACACTTGTTGAATGTCTATGCCCAATGTGTTGATGATGGACATAATCTGAGGTGACAGCTGCGGGAACTCATGGTAATGGACAGCACGGCTGGCATCACCCTGTACTTCAAACAAGTAATCACTGTCTGAGCCATGGGCCATGAACTCTCGCAGGTTTATCTGCGCTTGTTTGTTCACGAACCGTGGTGGACGCTGTTGTTTCAGTACAGATGTGGCTGCAATGGAGTTCATCATGTTGATTGCCACTGAACTTGCCAGGATCTTGTTAGGTTCTGAGGTACCGAACACATCTTCCGCTGGAATGTTGCAGTATAAGTCAGCGAACGGGTAAGCCGATGGCTGAATATCTTCTTTAACCAGCAGGATGTGGTCCGTATTGACCATGTGTATCTCATGAACCTTGGAATCGTGCATGACCCACATGATTACCACCTTGAAATAGTCCTTAGTCGGCCTATTCTTTTGGTCAGTGTTCAATCTGATGGTGGAATTGTCAGGTGCTGGCGCATCTTTGTCCAAATAATCCTTGGCGTGTGCGTACAATGGGTTCCTTACGATGACATTCTTGTGGAATTCCGCCCATGTCATGCAGTATGCCGACGTTTCTAGGTCAATGGCGTAGGGATCACGCATAAATTTCAGGGGATTCACGTTCTTAATGGCCAGTCCACCATTGGAGAAGGTGTCTCCGGTACCCTGAACGATGGAATTGTCCCATCCGACTTGGGTTAAGCCTAGGTTTAGCAGTGCTGCACGCTCACCCGCAAGCATTTGGTAGTAGGCAACCTGCTTCGAGTCCCACAAATTGTCCAGCACTTGGTTCAAATTGGTGACTGTCTCAATATCCCCTTCTGATGTAGCGATCAAATGGGCTGAACGACCAATGGTGTACAGGCTTGCGAGGAGGTTTGTCTTCACATAAGCCACGTGATTGGTGTCAGGCAGGATCTGATAGGATGGAAACTTAGCAGCAATAGCAGCCCACAGCTTACCCCGGTCTGTTCCATCGATGATGCGCATCCTTCTGAAGATGGGTTGGTATGCTGAGTTGGCTTCGTTCCAATAAGCCTTCAGTGTATCAAGGGTTAAGCCTGCTGGTAGTGTGGTGCTTGGTTTATTATCTGGCATTGTTCTCCTCCCCTAAGTCATGGAATGCTTGGTTCATAGCTGCCGCCATGTTGGCAAAGGTGGGCGGGCGATTCTCATTCAGCTCGTCTGGTTGGTTGTTGGAATGTGGCAAGTCGTATTGGGGTGCAGGCGTAAGAACTTCAAAGGTCTTGTTGTAGTTAATGGTGATGGGTCTGGTTGTCAGGATGAACACGCTGGCAACTAAGGCTAAAGAGATCAGGGCTATTTCCATGGGGCCTCCTATAATTTATAATGCATGAAGACTTTAATGCCGATAGTGAACAGGACAGTTATGGCAATAACTGCGATGTGCGCATAGCCCGTGCCTCTGGCTTGGATGTACATAGCAATGGCCATGATGGTGGCGAACAACATGATGCCTGCTAAAAATATGTGAGTGACTTGGCGTTCATTCATGTGGCCTCCTAGTAAAGGTTGAATGCTAAGGTCTGATAGGTTGGTGTTGCTTGGGGATCATCGGCTAGTTGCCAAGAGACGTTTGCTTCTTTGTCTCTGGTTGCTTGTCGGTCTAGCATGAATTGGTCAGCATGCCCCGCGAACATCTGCATGTACTTCGGGTCTGCTGGTAGCGCCATGCAAATCCATTCGAGTGGATTG